AAACTTTATGTTAGAATATAATGACAGAAGTTGGGTAGCTAAAGTTGAAGGTAAAAAATATTATTTGTTAAACTTAGACGAAGAAGAGCGTGCTGCTCAATCTATAGGTCGTATATTACAATATGGAGCTAAAGCTTCAGGTGTTGCTGGAGGCGCAGATGTTGAAGATGCAGAAGATATAGATACTGAAACAGAAGAAACAGATGAAGCATAATGAACGTATTCGATAAGTTTTTTAAGAAATTTTCCTATAAATTTGATAAAGGATATCCTGACATGAATAATGAGCAGGATGTTTTGCTTTTAGAATCTATAGTTAATGAAACATCAGGATTTATATTGGAGTTAGGTAAAACCCAAATCCATAATAATGCTAAAGAAAAACTTGTAAATTCTCCTTTAGGTAAAAAAGCAGGTTTAACTCCTATGAGTAAAACCGCAACCTATAGAATAGGTAACCCCAATAAAAAATCACAAGAAGAATTTATAGAAATTATTAAATCTGTATACCCAAATGCCGAAGTTGAAGTATTAGCTAAGGGAGTAGGAGATAATAAAAGTGGTACGTTTAGCTTATATAAATTTAAAACTGATGAAGGTGATGTATCATTTTATCTAGCTGGTGGGGGTAATGAAGGTGAAAAATATGAGCAGGACTTTATTAAAAATGCTCAAACTCTAGCAGGTCAACCTAATAGTGAACTACCAAAAAACCTTCAGACTTTATATAAAGAACTTGGTATAGATAATACTAAATTAACTAAAGATAACATTACATTTGACGGGGCTACAAATACTAAACGTGATTTAAGCTTTGAAGGGCCAAAGGATGTAGGAGAGATAGTAACCGATATGACCATTATTTATAATAATGAAAAATATTATATTTCTTTAAAAAATACAAAAGGATCTGGGGTTCTAAGTGGTAAAAATGTTCCATTTATTGTGGGTAAACCTAACAATAATGACCCACAAACTGTAGTATACGATGCTTCTAAAAGAAACGACATACCTAACATAAGTACTTTATATAATATGTTTGGGATTGACCCTGAAAAAGTAGCTCAAGGTTTAACAAATTACATAACAGGAGAAGGAGAAGAAGATAGTTGGTCTAATGTAGATATTGAAGAAAAAGAATTTCAAAAACTATTAGCCTCTTCATTTGGTTATGGTTATTATTATGTAAAAGAAATTAAAGGAGGCGATGTTAAAGTCCTTCCTATATTAACAGCAGAAGATGCTATGGGTGCAGCAGGGAAAATAATATCCTCCCAAATTAAATACGCCGGCCCAAAAACAAAAATAACAGCAGTTAAAGTTAAAACTGATAGTCCATTATTTGGACCTTCAGAGTATTTAGTTGCTTCAAGAAATACCCAAAAAGGAATTGTTCCTTTAGCTTTAAGAATAACAAAATTAAAATAATATGTGTAAGTGCGGCTGTGGAACATGTGAAACAAAAATAACAGGACCTTTACTAACTGAAAGTAAAGTTAAGTCTTTATTATCTGAAGGTTTAAACCACCATATTAGCAATGCAATTCCATTACATGAAACTGTATATAGATATGGTTCAGTTAAACATTTATCTTTAATCAAAGAAGCACGTAAATTATATTCACGTAATGTAATTGACTTAAATGAATTTGATACTGAATTAGTTAAAACACATTTAGGTGAATGGGGTCTATTTGAAGGCGAATCCATACCCTTAGACTTACCAATGTTAAATGAAGCACTTAAAACAGGCACATACGCAGGTAAAAAAGTTGTTATTCATATGGATGGTGCTGAAACTGATTGGGAAGTAGAGTTTGAAAATGGTAAAAAAGTATCTTATATAGATGTGATGGCTAATCTTAAGTTTGATGATGGCACAACTTATATGGATTACTTAAAAGAAGAGTTAGACGAAGCTAAAAAAGCAAAGAAAAAGAAAAAAGATCCACCAATTGGAAAACCAAAGCGCGGTGGTTCTAAAGCATATTACGTTTACGTAAGAGATCCTAAAACTAAAAAGATAAAGAAAGTATCATTTGGTTCAGGTGGTTTAAGAGCTAAAATTAACAATCCTAAAGCACGTAATGCATTTGCTAAACGACACAGATGTAGTACTAAAAACGATAGAACAAAACCAGGATATTGGTCTTGTAGATTACCTCGTTATGCTAAGGCACTTGGTTTAGGTAATAATAAAAATACGTTTTGGTAAAAGAATGTTCAAGATGTAGTGGGACAATGTCCCATATTGTCTCAACCAACGGAGAATATTGGAAATGTAGAAGTTGTAATTATATTCACATTGAATAACCCATATACACATACAAATAACACCAGAACATTCTCTAAGGATGTAGATCCAATGGATCTTATATGGCATACTGATCTAGAAGATAGAACAATTGAGATACTAGAAGGTAAAGGTTGGCAATTTCAACGAGACAACGAATTACCTTTGGTACTTAAAGAAGGAGATAGTATATTTATACCACGACATCAAGTTCACCGAGTAATAAAAGGTGAAACTAATTTAAAAATTAAAATAAACTAAAATGGATAATTTCGATTTAAAAAAATATTTAGCGGAAGGTCGCTTATTCGAAGATAGCAAATCAAATCAATTACTTAGAGTACTACAAAGCAACCAAAGCGAAGTAGAACAACAACTAGGTGTTCAACTAGCCAATTGGAACATTGATAGTAATGACGATGCTTCAGTTACTGATGTAGATGAATTTACTGGATTTTCATTTAAATTAGCAGATGAAGTTCCTATGGATTTTAAAGGTGGAGGATTTGGTGACGATGATACTGACCCTGAAATTATTAACGTAGCAGGTAATGAAATTGCTGTAATAAAATACAATTTATAAACAAAACAACATCTAGACTGATTCATAGCCAGTCGAAATTAATAAAAAAACAGACATCTGTGGCGTCTCCTTTGGAGACGCCACTTTTAGTTCATATATTAACGTGTTAAAAATAATTAGTAAATGTCCAAAAGTATAGTAATTGTAGGTGCAGGTGTAGCAGGTGTAAATGCCGCTACTAAATTAATTGACAACGATTTTGATGGTCAAATTACCATAATTGATATGGGAAAAAACCCATATGAAAGACCATACGAAGATGTAATGACCGGGTTCTTAGGAGCAGGTGGTTGGTCTGATGGTAAATTAACTTACCATACAGCAATTGGTGGTCAATTAACTAAATATACAGGTGACGATAAGGCAATGGAACTTATGGATCAGGTAATAGAAAACTTTAAACGTTTTCACCCTAAACCTGAAGAAGTACAATGTTCTAATCCTATAGCTGAACCAGATTTTATTAAACCATATTTCGGTTTACGTTTATTCCCTGTATGGCACGTTGGTACAGATTATCTACATGAGATAGGTAAAAATTGGTTCGATTTTCTAACGGAAAATGGTGTAGAATTTATATGGGAAACTAAAGTATCAGATATTGATTTTGATACAAATATTATTCGTGCTTCACTATTAGATGGTGGAGAAGAAATTAATGTTAAATATGATGAACTTATATTTGGTGTAGGTAAATCAGGTATTGACTTTGGTAAACAATTAGCTGAAAAATACAAGTTACCTACTGAACCAAAATCAGTACAAATTGGTGTTAGATTTGAAGCACCACAAAAACACTTCCAAAAACTAATCGATGTATCTTACGATTTCAAATTATATAGAAAATTTGAAGATAAAGGTGTATCACTACGCTCGTTCTGTACAAACAATAATGCGGCTTATGTAGCAGTAGAGCAAACATATGGAGACCATAGTTACAATGGTCATGCTAAAAAAGACGAGGCATTTAGAAATGATATGACCAATTTTGGTATATTGATGGAAATTAATGGTATCGAAAAACCATTTGATTGGTCAAGAAATGTAGTACAATCTGTAAATAAAGAAGGTACTGGTTTATATTATAGCCCATCTCGTAAACCATCAACCACATCAGAAGGTATAGATGTATCTGCTATACAAATTAATAGTGAAGAATTAAATACAGTAAGAGAACAATTTGATGGATACTTCCAGTATATAGATGATTTTATATCTGATATGAAAAAGGTATTCCCAACATTACAAAACGACTGGGGTATTTATATACCTGAAGTTAAGTACTTATCACCTGAGCCACTTGTCGATTATTCCGATTTAGCCCTGACCAAGTTTCCCAATGTCCACTTTGTAGGAGACGCTTTATCCGCTAGGGGAATAACGGTGAGTGGTGCACAAGGAATATATGTTAGCGAAGCTCTTTTGGATACCAAATAGTATCTTCGTATATTTACCAATAAAACAGAGAAATATGTCAGAAAAAAAACCAAACCCGTTTCCAAAATCTAAAAAATTATCTAAACCCGATGGTACCATTGCTTATTCATGGGATGGTAAATTACATAACTGGGAAGGCCCAGCATTAATCCCTGAAGGTAATAAACGTAAAGCCGAATATTATCTATATGGTGTACAAATGGATAAAGATACTTGGAGTGAAACTCGTAGACAAAGAGAAGGTGTTCCTTATTATAAAAATCAGTCGATGAAATCACAATTAACAGACTATAGAAATTAAATGAAAAAAGCAGTTATAGTAAGTGGTTACTTTAATCCATTACATTTAGGGCATTTAGAGTTATTCAAAAAAGCTAAGGAAGTAGGAGATTTACTTATAGTAATAGTAAATAATGATAAGCAACGAGAAATGAAAGGTTCTAAATTTTTTATGAATGAAGAAGAAAGAATAGAAATAATTAGAGCTTTAAGTATAGTAGATATGGCTTGGGTATCAATTGATGAAGATTCAACCCAAAATGCTACCCTTAAAGTTATGGTAGATAAATTTTATGATTCTATGAAATTAGCTTTTGCTAATGGAGGAGATCAAAATAATGATACTATCCCAGAAGCAGATATTTGTAGACAATTTAATATAGAATTAATTGATGGGTTAGGAGATAAAATACAATCAAGCAGTTGGTTATTAAAGAAAAATTAATTATATTTAGGTTATGAGAATAGGATTATGTGGTACAATGAGTGTAGGTAAAACTACATTAGTAAATGCTTTAAAGCAATTAGATCAATTTAAAGATTATAATTTTGCTACTGAGCGTAGTGAATATTTAATGAATTTAGGTATTCCATTGAATACTGATTCTACATTAAAGGGTCAAACAGTATTTTTAGCTGAGCGATGTGCTGAATTAATGAGAGATAATATTATAACTGATAGAACTATTTTAGATGTTATAGCATTTACTAATTCTGCTAAATCAATTGATTACAAAGATAAAGAAATATTTGAACAATATGCTGTAGAGTTTTTAAGAGAATATGATTATATATTTTATATTTCTCCTGAAGGTATTGGTATTGAAGATAATGGTGTTAGAGAAACTGATGAATATTATAGAGATTTAATTGATTTTTCTATTACTACTTTAATTAAAAGATATGGGCATAGAATAAATAATATTGAAATAATTAAAGGTAGTACGGAGGAACGTATAGAGCAAATATTGAAGTTTATAGGAAGCTAGTCATATTTATAATAAAACTCTACTATAATGAAAAAATCTGAATTAAAAGATTATATTAAAGAACAAATAGTTGACGTTCTATCAGAAGTATCTTCTGAAGATATTGAAAACCAAAAGGCATATAATGATGAATTGGAAAAAACCAATGATTTAATGTCTAAAATGAAAATGGAAGAGGATGAGGATGTAGATGCACCCGCGGGTGATCAAGAAACCCAAAAGAAAGCTTCTAAACATGATAAAATAATTAAAGATTTTCAACGTATTGAAGCTCAGATGAAAACCCATCTTGAATTGTTTAAAACATCTGAATCACCTAAAAATAAGAAAACAGCTAAAAACATGCTTAAAAAATTAACCCCTGAATACCAAGCGGCTAAAAAAGCATATGACAAAATAAGAAATGTCAAAGTCTAGTATACTCAATATAATATTAATATTAGTAATTACTTCACTACTATATATGGTATTTTTTGTAGAAGATGAAGACTATACACAAGAATATAATACTAAAATAGAAGCATTAGAACATAAAGTAGATTCTCTTCATCAAAGAAATGCTACTTTAGAATTAGAGGCTGATTCATTAGTAATTAAACTAGAAGAGTCGGATAAGAAAATTAAAAAATTAAACACCAGAATATATGTTATCAAGAAAAAAACAAAGGAACAGCTTGATGCTGTTGATCTTTTCGGTGATGATGAGCTGGAACAGTTTTTCGCAAAACGTTA